TAGATCAGGCTCCATCGACATATGAAGTAACTTGCGAGGACACCGCAAAGCAAGCGTTATCCTACAGCTTACAGGCACGCAAGCTGAAGACAAGGATCGAGGATTCGAGGAAAGAGATCGTTCGTCCTCATATCGACTTCCAGAAGGCTGTAATGAAGTTTGCTAAAGACTTCAATGAGAAGCTTGATTCTATAGAGCATAATCTTCATACAAAGATAGCCACGTGGATGAAGAGCCAGAAGGAAAATCCGTTCGCTTGCATCGATGAGTTGGAAGTTGAGGACGGCAAAATCAGCGTCAAAAAAGCTTGGGACTTCGAGATTGAAGATCCGACTATTGTCCCCCCTGCTTTCCTATGCCCTGATGAAGATTCCATCAAAAAGGCAGTCGCTTCTGGCATCCGTAAGATTCCTGGGGTAAGAATATTCAGCTTTGAGTCCACACAAATGAGAGTTAAAAACTAGGAGAATGCAATGAGCAAGGATTTAGTAATAAAGAAAGACATCGCAAAAGAACATGAATTGTCGGTGATCGAAAGAGTGGTTATGCAGGGGGATTTATCCAAATTAGATCCAACTCAGCGAGTCACCTACTACAATAAAGTTTGCGAAAGCATGGGACTCAATCCATACACTCGCCCTTTCGATTATATTTCCCTAAATGGGAAGTTGACGCTGTACGCCAAAAAGGATGCGACTGAGCAGCTGAGACAGGTAAAGAAAATCTCAATCGTGAGCTTGGAAGGCAGGATGGTTGACGATCTTTACATTGTGGTAGCGAAAGCCACTACGCCTGATGGACGGTTAGACCAATCCACTGGAGCTGTAAGCATCGGAAATCTGAAAGGCGAGCAGAAAGCCAACGCGATCATGAAAGCAGAAACCAAGGCGAAAAGAAGGGTAACTCTGAGCATTTCGGGCATGGGCTGGACTGATGAATCTGAGATTGAGTCAATTCCTCACGCAAAACACGTGAATGTTGACTTGGAAACTGGCGAGGTGATCGACATTCCAAACCCTCAGATCGGACATACGCCTCAGCCACAAGTTGAGCCACCAGCTCCACCAGTTGCACCGCCTCCACCGCCTGAGCCACCAAAAGATGAGAAGCACTCACAATACAATGTGTTTTGCCATAAGCATAGCATCATGATGAATAGCGATGGGACAGAAAGCAAAAAGCTGGAGTTTGTAAGGAAGTCAGCATTGAAAGCAAAGATGAGTGAAATTAGAGTCATCAACTTTGCTATCAATAATGAGGCTGATTTTCAAAAGAAATTCGATAAATGGTCGGCTGAAAACTATCCAAATCAGGGAACTGAGACTCCCCGATCAATGGATGAGCTTGTGTAAAACAGCTTTACATTGGAGTCGGTTACAGTCAAGTAACCGACTCACTTGCGGAAGGGGTTCACCCCTCCTTGAACTTAATCCTTGCTAGCACTTAAGAAATTCATGGCGTTAAGTCTACATGAATCCCAGTTTCAACTTCAAGGATTTTCTCAGCCTCAATCTCGATGATGTTGTCTTTACCAAGCAATAAGATCGAGCCATAAGCCATAACGATTGCAGTCACCGCAATGATGATCTTCCACTTGTTTTTGACTACCCAAAGGTAAATCGGGTCGCCTATCTCATCGGGTACTGTCATGGTTTTGTGATCCCGATCGATGAGCCTGGCGTAAGAGGTACAGTGACTGTTGGGGAGACGTTAGGTGTATTACTGGCAGTGTCATCAATCACATCATCCGCTGTCCCTGATGTATGAGCCATTGAAACGTTGTATGTGCAGGATGTCATACACAAAAGCATCATGACACTCACAAATAATTTTCCCATTTTATCCCCCTATTTGGATTGTTTTTCTATTTCAATTAAAGCTGTCTGCTCAACAGCTTGATCTTGCACCGCGATATAATTGCGGCTCTCGGCCACTAGGGCTGCAAAATGCCCTTGCATGACCATAGTCTCGTTTCTTACTTGCTCGGTTGCAGCCTGCACACCCTCGAATCTTGCTTGAAGGGCTCCCATTTGAATCATGAGCCTTTTCGGGACACAATCCCTTACAAGTTTTTGCTGGCCACTCTGTCCTTCTGTCCACCAGCTCTCTACGTGATTGGGACACTCTTCCACGTTGCTGCAAAACCCTGATTTGACCCACGGACATTTTCCCTCGCATGATGTATTTTCCATCTTCACCTATAGAATTTTTAGACACAGAATACCGACTGAAGCTGAAGGCCTCCAAGTATTGCCGTGATTGTGTCCATTGGTGGCTCCTGCTGGATCTGTACTTGCTGTGTCTGTAGATCCTGCACCGCCAGTAAACTTGGTTGCTGCATTGTTTTGGTGCGATGTCTCCTGAGTACCAGAAACGATGTTGGCTTGAAGCGTTCCACTCTTGCTCTGTCTAGTTCTCATTGCGTGAGAGTGAGCAGGGATTTGATCTATCGTTAGGGTAGCATTTGACTGCTGCCAGTTGGTTGTTGCCGTGGAGACACCGCCAGTCACAAAGGTCGCTCCACCTTTCACAGCTAGCAGCCTATCCCCTGTATTGGGTATTATCTGCCAAAAGGAAGGTGAGACTGGGACAGCGTTCATATAAAACCACATCTGCGTTCCGACAGTAAAACCGACAGCTGCGAATTGGCATTTTGCATTAGAGCCTCCCCTAGCCAGCATGACCAGATCAGTAGCTAAAGGCGAGTTGGGAGTAGGAGAAAGATTAGGCAAGCCAGCAATATTGATCGTCCTCAAAAGGGCAACTGTTACCTTGTAATCAGTGGTATTATTCTTTCGGATTAAAGCCAAATCCGCATCATCGGCTGATGAGGCTGGGTCTAAGTCTGAGAGTTGTACTGGACTTGTCATTTAATCCTCCTACGGAATGTTTTTCATCTGACCATAGATTATGTAGTTGCCTGATCCCCCTGCTGCCGTAATCACGCCAGTAACCGAAATAGTCGAAACGGTCAGAGTTGTTCCGCCCAGCTTTGTCACCGTGACAGGGGAAACTGGGTTTGGTGGAATATAGGTTATCCCATGAAAAGAATTGGCAGGTGTCGTAGTGTCGATGACATAGACGATTGCCATGCCCCCAGTTACGATGTCAAAAGCAGGGGTAGTTCCTGTGTTATCCACCACGCTGGATTGAGCCTCTTGCTGGTCGAGCCATTGTAGCCATCGGTTAGTATAACGCCCCAGCCAGTTAAACCAATTCCTTGGAGGCTGTTCGTTGAAGTTCCATCCATAGTTTTGCTTCTCTAAGGGTGGGGTCGTAACGTTATTCTGACCTGAAATGTCGTCTGTCCTATTGAGTTCTGCCCAAACAGGAAAGGTTGAGGGTTTTAGTACCATAGATTCTCCTTAAGGATTTGGGGGTATCTCACCATTTAAAACCAAAACTTCTGCTAATCTGCCCTGATTTGGAGCCACAAAATTGTCTTCGGCAAAGCCTCCGAAGTTTGGGTTCGTCACGGTTTGACCTCTGTTAATTTGAAATATATCATCAGCAATCCCATCAGGTGACACATGAAATGGGTTTAACTGAGTAAGATCAAGAGGATTCGGTGCGACATAGAAGTCTTCAACGATAGGGTCACCACTAAATCCAAATCCTTTGTCAGTGAGATAATACCATGTGATCGGAGCGTACTGAACGCCAGCTGGACTAATAGAATGGATTGCCGTGACAATTTCATCTGGAGGGATAGAGAAGTTTTCAGGGAGGCCGTTCGTCCACATCTGAAAAAACGCTGGGTAAGGCTCGAAGTAATGGACTTTGTTTGCCTTGGTTAAAAACTTCAAGGCAAAGATCATTTCTTCTGGGGTGGCCGTACTCTTATTGATGAAGACTTGGAAGTATAGCTGTTCCCGATACGCTGAGTCTGTCTGGCCTGGCTGCCGTTGCAAACCGAGGATTATGCCAATCTCATCAAGTTGAACGCCTACAGCAGTCCCTATCCACCTCTGATTATAAAGCTCAAGCTCGACAGTGTTAATGTCGTAGCAGGGAGCCACCATAGCAGCTAAAAACTTTTGAAAGTTTGTCTTGCCACCATTTGCCAAGCTCTCAGCAAATTGAGCTGCCAGTAAGGCGACCGTCCTCTCATAAAAGTTTAAAATTGAATACATGCTATACCGTCACTGATATTCGAGTTATAGACCATGTAGATATCTCATTCTCTTCGATGATAATATCTGACGACCCAAATGAAGGTGTGTCAGTTGGGCTATTGGTTGCGGCCAACTGCATCACTCCGCTCGCTACTCCTGGCACTGTGAAGATCTGACACAGCACACGCTGCAATAGAACGTCCTCTCCAATACCTAAACTCTGACCATACGCTAAAATAGCATCGGCCACAAGCTGAACTCCGTTCGTTGGGAACGTCTCTTCTGAGTACAGAGAGAGCGTCAAAGTCACCCAAATGTAAATCGGAGTCGGCCTTGAGAAGTGAATTATTTGCGTATCACCTTGGGAGTCGATGATCGGAATGCCGTTCCCACTGTTGACATTGCCGAAAGTCTGGATGCCTGCTGGCTTCGATAGCCAAATTTCTTCAGCGACATCCGCATCCGATCCGCCACTAACGACTGCTTCGAAGCTTTTGGGTGGACGCCCCCCCTTGACGACATAGTTTGCTTGGGATGCCCCACCTGTAATGATAACTGAATCAATTGTCACCTCCTGAAAGATGTTCATCGTAATTTCTAAAGTATTGTTTGACACGCCACCTACAACGCAATCATCAATTTCGGGCTGAGCTGCAAGCAATAAGGCAAGCTGTCCCATCGTTGCTACGCTGCTTGTTGCCCATGTAATCGTGGCAAGCGTCCTAGAGTTCATGGAGATGGTTATCTGGTTTCCTGTCACTAAGGGAGCAGAAAACACGATATCGATCTCATCTTGAATCATATTCACATTTTCAAAGACTAAAGCACTATCAACGCCTGGCACGTTCTGCAATAGGTGAGCTCTAATCGCCTCTACCGTGGCATTTCCTGCAAGCCTAATAGAGCTAGCTCTTCGGATTCTCAATTCAGCATCGGTTTCGATAAAACGACCAGTCACGCCTGCTTTCGGATTTGTGATTGATGTCCAGCCTCCTATTGGAGTAAGGATCTCTGTAAGAGAATTGGCAGGACAGATCACGGGTCCAAATTCTTGAGAGCGGAAAGTGACTGGCGAGCTTTGCGCCGTGATCGTAAGACCTGGCTGGGGAGATGCAGCAAAAGGAACGTCAGCATCATCCGCCGTAATTGTAAAAACGCCTAGCAAGCTGGTTGCACTTACTGGCTGAGAGCCTGCTGTGATAACCGCTGCCAAATATTGTGCGATGGTATTTATAGAGCCTGGAACGTCAAAAGTAATTGCAGAGGTAGGGAAGGAGCCTGTTCCAGTATTCTGAATATTATTGATTGTAACCGAAAAACCAAGATTTGGAATGATCTTAATTGTGTCTGGGTTTGTTGGTGTGGCACTGAATACGGCAGGGCTTAATGCAATTTCCGCTGCAATATCTGCCAACATCTGATTGCTTGTAGTTGTAAATGGAACTGGAGAAAGTTCTACCCCATTCAAAGTGACCGTAGCTATATTACCAGCGATAAACGAGCCTGTAAAAGTGATGATCGGCAGGGAGTAAATGAATCCCTGATTATTGACCAGCATCGTATAAACTTGGGCTGCTGGGGGAGAATCAACCGTCACGCCAACAGAATAGGCATTGCCTCTGGTTATCAAACCTGCGATTTGGTTGGAAAAAACGTTATTGGTGTTAGGAATCCTAACGAGAGATCCGGCAGGAATGGCTGTCGATTCATTACCAGTACACACTCCAGTAACCACTGTTTGTCTGGCTGGAAGCCTTGTAATGCCATTCAATTGGACTACGTTGTCAAGGGCAACGCCTTCCGCTGAGTTGGGATATTGACTAAAATAAACGTCCTCCAAATTCTCCCAAATGTCTGCGAATTGCTTTGCGAGAACGCCAATTTGCTGTCCAAAAACTGACTGAGGATCAATATTGATGTCACCAAATTGAGCGATCATGGCATTTTCAAGGTCTTGCTTTATGTCTGCGAGCCTTTTGGCATTGAATCCTAACGGCGTTAATCCGAATGTCATGGTAACTCCTGATCTATCTCGATTATCCCCGACAGCGATTTAACAGAGAACTGTACTCCGAAAGTTCGCTTGGCGGAATTGTAGTCGCTAGAGAAGGAAGTGATCTCCTCTACTCCCCTAGTATTGACTATCTCATCTTTTAAAAATGATTCTACCTGAATCTGGTTTGGCTCTTTAACAAAAAAATATTGAAAGTATGGAATGCCAGCCAAGATATTTAGATACCATTCTCCCTGAATAAAGCGTAGACGTATCGCAAGATTTTGTGCGATTTGATCTACTTGGTCGACAAGCACTGCACTGGCCTCAATAAGAAGCAAGTCGCCTGTCTTTGGGTCTAATGCCATATCAATCATGGTGGTATCGTCCCTTTTATAGCGTTAAGCTGCGTCTGTAAGGTTGCCACTAAAGCTGTAAACGCTGGGTTTAATGGTCCCCCTAAAGCTGTTCCAGTTACCGCTGCTCCTTGCAAATAGGTCATTAGAGTAGAAATAACTTGAAGCACTTCAGTTGTTGAATTGCCTATTGCTACCTTACCAGAAGTTTTAATTAGAACATCGCCATTTTGTTTAATTGTAATATAACTATTAGCATAGTTTATTAAGAAATCTGAATTGTTCTGAGCTGGACTAGTTTCTGTAAAAGGCAGCAATCCCATGATGGCTACGCCGTCCGACAAGTCAAGCTTTCTAGGATCGGTAGGTGGCAGCTGTTGCCCTGTTGCCAGAAAGTTATCAATGGAACGCTCGCAACAGATAATCAAGCAATAGTCGCCTGCGTTTACAGGAAAGGTAATGCTAGCTCCTCCTGCAAAAGGGAAGATCACAGGGACATTATTCAGGATCGGCATAGGCTCGGTTGTTCCGTCTGTGTACTTCTTATCGACCATAGGCTGGACATTTGCCTTCTTGGTCTTATAATCGTAGTTGACTATCTTGGCAGGGAACGCCGTATGAATATTTAAAAGCTGGTACAGAATCGCGTTTCTTATCGCGTCTGTCATTGTATTTGGGCTTGATGGACTGCTCATGGATTTAGCTGTGTAACCTCCATATTGGATTCCCACTGCATACCGAAAGTGTCGCCTGAGTGTCGAATCGTTTCACATCGAAAAATACCTTGAAATCCTAAATATTGCGAAGAGATATCCAGCTTTGAGCCTGGCAAAATCTTAGGATAGAGAAGGGTTGCAACTCTCCAGCCAACCGCTGGTCCTTGGACGTAGAAGTCTTGACGCTTGTAAGTGTAACGCTGAGGGATTCCAATCATTCCAGTCTGGCCATTGATTAAAAAGGCCGTCTCATCAATGACTCCGCTGACTGGAATGATCTGTAAAGTCTCGTTCTGAACGCTGGCTTGCAGGTTCAGTAGTGAGCAAGCTTTTAAAAGAGCTTCTTTGCCCATTCCAGCACATTCAAATCCTTGATCATAAACAAGGTTGTCGCTGTTAGCAAACTCAGTGATAGGAATGCCCATCCTCTTAGCGATAGTTTGAATAACTTCCCTCGCGGACGTTCCCGCCTGGAAACTGAGTGAAAAATGTTTCTGATTAACATATCGCTCTCCATCTCCACACTCAAGGGTTGTGACGATGTCGGGCAGGTCATAGGTGTGATAAACCGTGGTGGTGTCTCCAACATAAAGTAACTCCTCTCCAGAGCCTCTTTCATAGCCAGCGTAAACAGTCACCTCATCTCCATAGTCTTTTATGAGATTGCGATGATCGCGGCTGAGGTTCCAAATTTTAATGTTTCCTACATTGGTTGACCAAGCCAAATTCTTCTGGATATTAAAGGAAACTCTCAAGCCTGACAAGCGAATCGTCTTTTCATATCCAGTGAAGTCGTCACGCCGAATCCTAATTATAACGGTCGCTGTTCGGATAAACTTCGTCATGTGGCCAATGCCTCCAACTCGCCTGCTTCATAGTAGAAAAGCTCATCAATTTCACCCATATCGAATCGCATTATTTTCTGAAAACCCCCAAGTACATTCTGACATACGATGTCCCCTGATGGCATACCTACAGTTACAAATTGACCTGTCAAATTCCAGTTGACTACGACCTTAACCCCCAACAGAATTGGCTCATCATTTCGAGAATAAATTGACATCACCCAATATTGATTTATGGCGTTCCATTTGAATCGCAAATTGAAGATGACATTGGTTAAAGTTATCTGGGCTTCCCATGAGGCTGGCTCTTTAAAGGGTATGATTTGCATTAGGCGATCCCCCTAAGAATTGATGCAGTGGATAAGACTTGAGGTAGCATGGCAGATGGAACGGTAGCAAGCGATTGAACGCCTACGCTGACCTGCGATTCGGCTTGGTCTTTCAAAGAGAAAGGCGGATCGTTCTGCAGGACTGGAATATTGGTATTCTCCGCGACTATGGCTCTTGGCGTATTATCTATCACGCCTTCGAATACGTTGCCTTGATTGATCTCTACCTGCACCGTGTCGTCAAAAATAATCTTTTGGAATTCGATATTGAATGTAAGCGTCTGCCCTGTCTTTACATTACGTGGGACGTCAAGCGTAACGATGGCCATATTGGTGTAGACTTTGATTCCAGTGACAAGGGTGACAGGCAAGCGTCTATTGAATAGCTCTACCAATTGATTGAAGGCAGCTACAGAGCGATTGAATGTGCTAAAGATAGAAAGAGGCGTGTCAGAGATTATTCCCGAAATATTGACCACTTCAGGCTGTTTGAATATGTGGTCGGAAATGATGAGCTGACCTTGACCGAATTCAACTGGGTATTGGGTAGCTCTGGCTTGGTATCTATGGTCTTCGATTGTCACTGTATCGAATACAACGCTACCGAAATTGCTAGACACCTGAGTCTTGGCGTACTTGTTTTTACCATAGAGAAGAGAGAGTACCATTATTCCGCCTGTGGGTTGTTATTGGTTATTTCTCTGGTCTTTTCGTCCCAGAATTGCTGCATCGCCCCTTTAACAGTTTCCCCGATATTCTGCGCTTGCTCTACCAAGGTTCCTGCTGGAACATTGACCTCAACATTATTCGTTATGGTATTGGCCTGGGAATTATTCATCGTCTGCATACCTTTCTGATACTCACCAAGTCGACGATAAAAATCCGAGTCCTCTTGATAGACTCTGTTTTGAACGTCAACAAGTGGCTCGTAGCCTAAGAATCTGTATACTGAATCGGCTATAGCCTGACCTACAAAATCAGCCGTCTTTGCTAACCCAGTTTCATCGTAGGCTTGCTTTATGACTCCAATCCCCTTAAATCCTTCGGTAGCGAATTCCAAGGTCTTGGTAATGGCAGGCAGGATATTCTCAACAAAGGCGACTTGTACGGCCTCAAGCTGCTTGTAGAATTCATTCAAGACTTTAGAGTACTCTTTTGTCTTCGGAATGTTGTCTACAAATGACTGTCCAAAGGCTTTATTCTTTTCTGTAGCTTGCGCGAATTTTTGACTTCCTGCTTCTACAATAGCAAATAATCCTCGGTCGGGATCTCCGAAAATATCTGTTAAAGCCCTAGTCTTTTCTTGAATTGTATTAAGACTTGCCGTGTAGTCAATAATAGCTTTAAAAGCACCCTCGACATCATTATTCTTAATGAAGGGTTTGAGATTTAGAAGCCCTCTGGAATTCCTTAGAATCTCAAAGAGCTTACCTGCGCCTGCCTCCCCTTCCCTTAAAAGTTCGCCTAGCCTACCAAAGTAAGCATCAAACTTTTCAGGGGGGAGTTGGAAGTCTTCAGCAGCTCTTCTAAGAGCTACGAATTTCTCAGTGGCTATTCCAGTCTGTTTGGCTAAAAACTCAGTGTCTTGAGCTGCGTTTGCAATGTCTTTAAAGTAGTTTAAAGTCTTGGATACAGCAGCAGTAACACCTGCAGAAAGCAGGGCAAACTTGGTTTTAAATCCTATGATGGATTTTTCAAACTTTTCTAGCCCTGTCTTATCGACCTGAAATCCGAGCTTGGTAACTAATTCTCTAACGATTGTCATGCTTTTTGCCTTGCTTCCTTCGTTCGACTTGAGCTAGATCAAACTTCATGTCAAGTAAAGCGTTAGCACGCATTACATCATCTAGGCTCCATAAAGTTTCAAGCTCCGTAAGAGTCGCCACATTGTCCAAGACAAGTCGCCATACAGCAAACTCATCTCTTATTTGTACGTGTAGGTTTTTTTCGTATCCTGATCCTGCGGATTGAGTCCTTGAGACAGGTTCCCAATACCGCTCCATCCGAAAAAATCGGCGTAATTTACCTCTAGGACAAACAAAAGAACGGCATACAGAGTCGTTAATTCGCCTGCAAAATCTTGGTCTATCTTTCCTGCCGTCAACTCCATGCCATCCTTGCGGACACCTTGCAATAGCTCCATACAAAGATCGTCAAACGTCTTCTCGTCAAGATTGGAAACTAAGAGCTGAACGCCCTTAACCACACTTGCCTTACGCATGTCTTGGATCTTGTATTTATCTACTGCTGAAATAGCAAGCTGCGAAGCCAATTCATCGGTAGTCATCTCATCAGGATTTTTTTCTTCCGTTTCTTGGGAAGTCAAAAAGATCTGAGCAAGTGACGTTCCAAACATTTTGACTAGGCGAGCTTTCAATTTCAAAGCACGTCGAGCAGGTAGCTGAGTAACGGTGTAGACTGATTCGCCAATCTTCTTTTCTTTCGTTTGTATTGCCATGAGTTTTCCTTTTAGGGTTTAAATCGGGAAACTCATGTTACACGGTTTCGCTATTGCTTCCGACGAAAAGATCAAGAGCAGCAAGCTGAATATTCCATTCTCTATCGCTAATGTCCTTACCGAAAGTGGAATTCGCATATTGCTGCACCCATCCTTGACCGCTGAAATATGTAGAATTACCGCTCAAATCTTTAATCAAGATCGGGATAATCCCTGCATTGGTCAGCTCATCCAAAGCCATGAAGCCTGAAAGAACGTCATTAGATGGGCTACTTTGTTTTAGTGTCAAGGTGACTAGTCCACTAAAGTTATTCGTCTTGCCCCTAGTGACAAAACCGTCAGCTCCAACGACCATATTCCAAGTAGGTTCAGTACGAACGACTTCAAGGAATGTTCCGTCAGAAAATCCAGACATCGGCACACCGCCGATCGTTATGATGACCTCTTTAGGGTCGTAAGTTCTTACCGCCATTTTGATCTCCTATGTAAAGCAGCTTTACACCGTTACTGTTCCTTGGATTCTGATAGCCTGAATTGCACCTGCCAATGTCGCTTGGAAAGTCACATTTCTCAATATCCTTGCCGCTTTATCTGCACTCGAAACATTTGCAGCTTTAGGCACAGTCACGATCGGTTCTGGATCGGCTGAGATGAAGTTGTTTGTGATCCCTTGAGCTAAGGCTCGTCTAATTTGAGCTTCAATGCTTGTGATCCCTGCATCAGTGTAAGGCACTTTTGGACTGTTTACCAGCACGCCGTATACATAGCTTTGGATTGTAGAAGTAAGCCAATCAACGCCACGGATAATGTCTATGTATTCACCAGAGGATACTGTTCCATTCTGTGTGATTCCAACTCCCCCCACGTACTCGTAGGTATTGGCTTTCTTGGTCAATACGTGATTGCTTTGATTGTTTGAAAGATCGCTATAGGCGATTGAAACCAGCGTCTTAAATGCCCATGTCTCGGAGCCTGGCTGGAATGGAAGGCAATTGCCAAACCATGCGCATTCAGGATAATCTGAGTCGGCATCTTGATGGTAAAGAACAAAAGTTCTTGTCAATTGTTGGTTATTGAACAGGGCAGCAATCGAAGTTGTATCAGCTCCAACCGCCTGATCTATGATATTCGGATCAGCTGAGGCCGTTCCAAAAATCTTCACTCTAGCTTGCACCCATGTCGCCACTAATTGAACTGTACCGCTTGTGCGATCAATCATTGCCAAGGCATACCAGTTGTCGTCTACATCGACAATCGCATCCAAGTCATCCGTTACCACGCCTGTTGGAACTAAAGGCAGCACGTTCATTCCAAAGAGGTAGGTCATCAAAGTTGGGGTCACTTGGGCTACAAAGGTCAACGCAATATCATCTGAAATAAGCTCGAACGTTCCATCAAGATTGTCTGATGCTGAAACGGTCAGCTGAGGATCGGCGTTGATTAAGGCGACTAACCCTGCTGCGACCTGCTCATTCGATTGTACTTCGACTGGGCTGGTGTACTGGAATAATGTTCCATTGATCGTGACTTCATAGAGCGTATTCGGATTCGCTTCTTCTACCCTTACTCTGCCTGAGTTGGCATTGACTATGTTGGTTGAAACGTCCAAGGTGTAAGGCTCTCCAGCGACATTCGCCTCTAGGCTGAAAGTTCCATCGCCGTTGTCTACTGCGCTCACTGGGTTTGCGTATTCGGTATCCCATGTAGGCTGCGAAGCTCCAAGAGTGGTGACCAAAGAGATCGTCAAGGCAATGCCGTTTTCTGGAACAACGGATATTGAATTTGTTCCGTTTGAAGTCGCTGAATCAATATTTGCTTGGCCAGCGATTTGAGCTGCGATCAATGATAAGGTGTTGGCATTGCTTGAAGCCCAAACGATTGGCGAGAGCGGAGTACCATTCAGGGTGACCACTGTAGAATTTCCAGTGATAAGAGCAGCGGACTGAGTGACTACTGCTACCTGACCATTGTTAATCTGTTGAACCATCGCATTTGCGATAGACTCGACCGTTGTACTCTGTGTTGTATTAACCACTGTGGCTGTCGCTTGAGAAGCTCCAAGGGTAACTAATACGTTTGTGGCCACTGCGCTAAAGTTAGGGAAGGAAGTGATCTCAAGGACTCTGTTTGGATTCACGCCATCAGGAAGGATTGCAACGCTCTGAATGACATCGGGAAAGTCAGCAAGGAGCTGCGTAACAATCAAGCCCATAGTGGTTGCTTGGTCGGTAGTCCTTGTGACCTGAGTCATTGGATCGCCATTGATATCCATATCAATTTTATTCGACGCTACAAAGTCTGCGCTGAATGTGATGGTTGACGCTTGATGCGTATTCGTTGAGCCAATCGTGAAGGAAGTCCCATTGATTATGGTCGTATAGTTTTTGCCTGGCATGGCTGTAATGACTTCGATTGAAGCATTGTCAGCCTGTCTACGGCCTATTGCAAGCTGTTGAGGGGTGATCGGCTGGCTAAAAACTGCCTGAGCTGCCACATATTCTGAATCGCTTGGTCTAAAATCTTCTGCTACCCCCTGCATGGAGCTGTAGTATCTGATTAGATCGTTGAACCTTTTGAAAGTTCCTAGAATCATGAGCGTACCAAAACCAGCCTCGGAGACTGTTTGAGTCTGTCTCGTGATTTGCACATTGACAATGTCATTTAATGGCATTTTTGCTCCTCCTACGGATTTGGCGGAATTAACACGGTCTGATCAAGGACAATGGTTCCGTCTACATTTAAAATCACTTCTTCTGCCTCGATTTGGGCAATAGTACCAAGTATATCGGCGTACTCTTGAGCTATCCTAAACCTGATATCCATCGTAGCTCTTTGCTCAAATCTTGAATCAACCAAGTCAGTGATATCGTTGATTGGAAACCAGTCTACAAATACTATTCCATTAGCTCGCAGAGTATCTAAAACAGTCTGCTTTTGTAAAGAAGTTCTTAGATTTTCAAGGACGGTCAAAACGTCACCGCCATAAGCATTCGCTGTCACTATAAATTCTCTATCGCCTACCTGTTCTACGTCACCTGCTGTATCTGTTGGCTGAGGCACATAATCCCATCCTACTTGCATGACTGATGAGATCAAGAGGGATAGATAATCAACTGTTGGCCTTGGAGCGTTCGGGAAGTAAAAAACTACTGGCATCCCTGCTGGAACGTTGGCTAATGCCCAATTATACAATGATGTTTTAATATTAGAAAAAACTAAAGGCATTAGCCAACTCCTGGCAAAGGATGTAGTCTTAATGCAACAAACTTATAGTGATTAGTAATATTAAATGTGGCATTGTTTTGCCAATCATTAATATTAATTACTTCATAAACGATCCCTGTGAAGGGAGCTTTCAATACTGTAACTTGATCGGGATTTTGAGCAGTCACGCCAAAAATCTCGGTCGAGGTATAGAATTTAAATTCAGCTGCATCTCTTCGGCCTTCGGGTACGAGTTTTACGTCTTTTCCTAAAGGTTGAACGCTAGCCGTAGCATTGATTATGGTCGGTGAATTTACAATCGTCACTGTCGGTTGACTTGCGCCCCCTGTGACGGTAAAAACTGTGACCTGAGACAATACAGGCTGAAGGGGAACAATCGTCAGGGTGAGCAGATTTGACGATATGTCAACTTGCTGAATCCCAGGCTGAGCGAGAATAGCTGAAGCAATCAATCCCATCGTAATCGCGGCTGATGTCAAAAAGTTTATTGGTGTTAAGGCCACGCCATTAATCGTAATATTGATAGTATTCCCAGTAACCAGCACAGAGCTGAGATTAATTTGGCTTCCCTCTTGCCAGATTCCATTGAGATAAAATCCTTGAGTAAATCTTCTTATGAAGATGGGAGTCCTGAAGACTTCAAATGGAGTCAATGGAACTATGGGTGGTATCATGGGATCACCACTTTTTTCGTTACAGCTTGAACCATTTGACCAAAATCTATAAGGGGTTTAGAGCTTTTCTTTCTTGCGATCGTTCTAGGCGAGTTGGGCGGATAGTGGATAGACCTGATCTTTGTCTGAATCAAGTCAATCCCTAGCAAGCCGATTGCATTCAAAGACTTCTTAACCGTGGATTGCCCATCCACGATCTTTCCATATTCAGTCTGAATAGCTACATTCAACTTATTTCTGTTCTCATCAAAGCTAGTCCTCATGAAAGGTCTAGCTGGGATTTTGTCTGTCCCAAATTCGTTCTGAGCAGCTATCTGAGGCATTGATTGTCCTGCCTTTTTACTTCTGCCGTTCTTTACTTGGGATTTAGTAACTTGACCTTCTTGGAAGCCGACTAAGACGTAAGCATTCTCAAATTTCTCAATGAGCTTAATCCGCTCGTCAAACTCTCTACGATACTCTTTGAATAATGATGACATCTAACAGCACCCTCCACCTCCAGCATTCCCCCATCCATAGCCCCATCCGCCACCACAGCAGCCTAGAGGCATATTCTGGATTACACCGCCCAAAACAACTGGCAAGTTTGACACTGTGCTTCCTAGTGTTGTCCTCTTCACAAGATCAAGGTAGCTTCTTCCATAAGGAGTTAGCTCCAATGAACTCATGTCGGCAGCCACGTTATAGCCAAGGGAGAGATCTCCCTCGGCTATATTCGAGAGAACGCCTATGTTGGGATTAGCTGCCAAAGTCAGATAATGAGCCATCAAAAAAGCAAACACAGAGGGTCCACAGCACGAAAGGAACTGAAAATTCACTTGGCATTTAAGCAGCTCATAAAGAGAGTTTAAATAGGCAAGCCGATCAGTATCGGTGGTGTAGAACTGGGGTGCATAGATAAACAATGCACTTATCACTGTGTTAGCGGAAATGAGACTCATCTTCTGCTTCTGCCTTTGCTTTAGATGGGTTCTTAATAGCATCCAACTGCGATTGAGCAGCTTTTACAACTGGTGCTCTGCCGTCAGAGTCAATCAGTTTCTTCAACAATTTAATGTCGGTGATGTTAGGCATCAATTGAAGCATTTCTTCAACTGGACGCTTGCCATCTTTTCCAACGCTGTCTTGTAGAATCTGGATTAAACCTTTTGATACTCTAGCCTGAAATAAGGGATGAGCCTTCATTAAATTGAGGGTGTCATCCGCCACTTCATTAATGCCAGGCATAATTCGAGTCAAGCCTGTCTTGATGCCTATGCCGAGTACATTTTTACCATTATATTTTACCAAAGCCATATTAGATACCTTCCCCAAATGCTAGTGATAATGGATAGTATGTGATAATTCCACCATAACGAGATTCGCATGGAACTACAAATTCAAGCCCACGTTCCTGCGGAGGATACTGTGTGAATGGCATTGGAATTTCCATTGTCAACTTGTCAGGATTCTTATCGTATACGATGAACATATCAGTTCCCAAACCGCCTGGAGGGTCAGTTTGAATACCTGCACCTGTCAATTCTGGTACCCAATCCACGGTCGTGATGAAAGGGTTATTTTGAATAAAGTATTCCAAGATAGTCGTATCGCTGGTCGAGCTACGAGGTGTAGATGCAATCAGAGTATACTGCTCAATTGGCAATAACACTGTGTTTGGCATTTCCACGCCCTTGGTCAACTGAGGGATGCTATTTGTGATCTGGTTAAGATCGCGAAGCACTTGGTCAGGAGTCTTGTTAATCCACAGAGTCGAAGCACCAGCACCATCGTTAGGAACGAGGTAAACAGGGATGTTCGGTGTGTTTAATAAGCCAAGGATGTTGTAGGTCGAGTCGCCAAACCAAGCCAATCGGTTGATCTTCTGGTCGTTAGCACGTCTTGCTGCATTAGCTTGACGTTGTGTAAGAGAACGGCCAACCAAGATGGCAGCTCTGATCTCTTGCACGGAATAACCATAGGATACGCCGATAGATTTAACTTGAGTTGTGTACTCTTTACCAGTGATGTCAGCTCTTGGAAGATCATCTGCATAGGATTCAATAACCCTTGCAAGACCGACTTCTTCAAACTGAGCATATGTGATAGCCTGAGCACCTTCACCAGCTTCTGTCGAAATTGGGATGTGCTTGAATGCCTTCATCTCAGGGAATTCGATATCATAGCTCTTAGACTTGATATACTCCAATTCCCTTGCAAAGAAGAATGTTTCGCCTGCATCGCGTCTGAGACTTGCAAATGAGCCGATCACAGCTAAGTCGTGCAGGGTATTTGGACTTGAATATTGATTCATTTAAAGTTCTCCTTAGATTACGGTTGATTTATTTCTAAAACAGCCAAGTTGCCAGCAGTCGCACTTGTGATCCATCTCACTTGATTGCTTGAGAGAAGGATAGCGTTTCCACCGTCTGAATCGGATCTGAATCGACCTACTTGCGGATTGCCGACTGTAGGAATCATTCTCCAGTAAACTGGGCTGTCAGAAGTCACGTTGTTTTCAACCTGAACATAAATCCTACCGCGAGTTAAGCAAGCAACCGCATCGCCTGGGATATAAGGAGCTGCACCTGCTGAGCCTTGTGGGCTGTAGAGGTTCATCTTGTTCTGAATGTATACGCTGACACCATAGAACACGTTGTCGTTGGTATAGGCAGTCGTCCAAGTAACAGCACTACCGCTTGAAGTCACGAATACCGCTGTAACTGCAAAGCCTTGCTCAGCATTGATAGTGATCGTATCTGTGCCATTGGAGGTGGCAGAGGCGATTCCATCTTGAGCTGCGATTAATGCTGCGATTGCAGCCAAAGTCGCGGCGTTTGAAGTCGCATAGACTACTGGTGCTAAAGCGATGCCATTCAAGGTGACAACGGTTGAGTTGGCTGCGCTCAATGGAGCGGACAGCGTCACTGCTGCGATGTCTTGGTGTGGCAATCTAACCTGCATGTCTTGACCAATGATCTTCGCTAAGCCGAAGCCTGGGAAAATCTGAGGTTCAATTGGCGATACAGGCGAAAGAACGTTGTTGAAGCCGATGTCATAAAGCTCACCAGCGACCCCAATATTCATCAAAAAATTATATGCTAATTGTGGCATAATTATTTCCCTCCCTTATAGGCTACTTTTTGTCTGCGGATCATGTTCTTTCTAGCGTCAGGTGCATTTGCGCGATCCTTTTCTTCCGCATCTGGATCACGGTCTGCATTATAACTTCTAGAAGGTGCAGCAATAACTTTAGCCCCTGGAAGGTCTTCCATGACGGAGTCGAATCTTGCGTTGATATAGACTTCGCTCTTTCCTTCTAGCTGAGCATTAGGCTGGGAATTGATAATTAAGCGTTTCTTGATCTCAAGATCGCTCATGCTATCAAGTCTAGCCAATACGTTTCTGTCGAGATAACGCTCAGAAAGTTTTTCGAGCTTCACTCTATTTTTCACCCGTCGATCTAAATCCGCTGCGTCAACTTTTGATACATGCGGAAGATCGTGCGGATAGTGTTCGTTCTTAGGTGAATTCACCACATGATTCTCCATGTTAGAGGGTTTTTCATAATCCTTGACGTGGGACTGCATCCCATACGTATCTATAGGGTCTTTTTCTTCTTTCCCTTTAGAGCCGATCTCATCGTTCTCTAACGGATGATGAACTTCTTCTGGATTGTGAACGTCCTTATCTCTAAGGCTATCACGCTCCGCCATCATTTTATCATGAGCATCTTTCATGGCGTTGTGTTTCCCCATGAAGTCATCATGTGATTTTTTGAACTCATGATGATTATTCATCAATTTTTCGATAGCTGAAGCTGCATCGTCTTCGAGCATGTACTCCTCTGCATCGATCTTTATTTTTCTTTTGTTAGCCACTTCGGCCTCCTCTTTTAAGATTTCCTCTGCGTCCTCTCCATCAAGTGCAATCCTCGCTTGTGGTCCTGCCCTAGCTTGATCAACCAGCGCAAGGTGGTTGTAGCGAATATTGGTTTGACGGAATTCATAAGGCTCACCGAAGTACATTCCTGAGTCAGGAATTAGATCTGTAGTATAGCCCAAAGACAGTTCGTTCTTTCTCTTATCCCTGATCTCATCTACGGCATCCTTATCGGTCACCAAAATGTTTGCTACTATATAAGGATTTTCTATGTCTACAGTCTCTCCTGTATACCCCACGGCTAACCGCTTGGCATTATCGGCAGTGACTAATCTTTCAGGAGGGTGGCCATTGACAACAGGGATCATCTTAATAGTCTCCAAGCTCTCAGGCAACAAAACGTCATCAGGGTGTCTCAACTCTTTTCTTACCGTACCATCTGCGTTCTTGTAAAGGAAAACACCGCAACGTGTGACTATAGAACGAGCTTTAATATACCCTTCATCCGTAATTGTCGTTTCGCCTTGTACAACACCTTTGTCGTATCGAGCTAGATTTTTAAGGGTTTGTTTCTGCATCAATTCTACCCACTCAGATTTAGAATTTTGTCCAGTACAGGTCTTGCAACGCAACGGCAATTGACATCATGGCCTGGGTGTCCAGTCTTAGCAGGAGGTGAATCCCATCTAAACTTTTTACCATCATTAGCTCTGTGTGTCGTCCTAACTCTCTCATCACCGCTGGTCTGCCATATGTACTCTTCTACGCCTACTTCTTCTTGCCTTAGCTTTGTCAAACTTGCATTTAATTTCGTTGTCTGATCTCTTGCAATCAACTTAGCACGTCGATGAGTAATTCCAAAAGATTTTTGAATCTCTTTCGCTACGTCAGTAAACCTAAGCCCTTGTTGGAGTCCTCTTTCGACAGTTCCAGCAACTCTCTCAAGCTCCTGCTCTGGAAGCGACCTAATGAGCTGGGCATTTTGTGATGCAAACAATGAGAGTTGATCGCTAAGCCAAGGTTCATCGACAAAAATATCAAAACCAAATATTGAATTTGTTGTCTTTTCGAATTGTTTTTTGTTGAATCTTGCAATTTCAACTCCTACGGCTTCGGCTCCCAAGATACTAAGACTTACTTTATCCTGTATAGCTTTGGCAATGTAAATAATCAATCCTTTTAATCTGTCAAGATAATCATCGTTTCTATCATTGGGTGTTTTGTTTTCGACTTCGGCTATCATGGATGGAATTTCGGGTAGGAGAATTTCTTTGATCAAACGCTTTAGATCGTTGGTCAAAGAGTATAGGATTTTGTCGTATTGCTTCTCGGCGTTGGTCGGAAATAACCACTTAGGTGGCACTTTAGCTTTGGGCTTTATTCCCTGCTGCTTGCGAATCTCTAGCAGAGCTTTAAAGTTTTTCCTCGCCATTAGAATGAAGCTCCTGGCGACCTAGGCAATCCAGTACCCATATAGTTCGGTCCTTGGGTCACTTCTGGTCCTGTGTTTGCTGCCTTTTCTTCTTCGAGCATTTGAATCTCTTCTTTCTCAGGATTCATTCTCTCTCTCATTTCCTCATCGATCTCGGTATTCATTGACCACTTGTTACCGCCGAATCGGGAGATCGCCACTTCTTCAGGGGTTAGGACTCCCCTATCAATATAGATGGCATCGGTCTCGGCAACTGATCTTCTTGTGAGAGCGTCCTGCTCTTCTGTGTTCTGCCATAATGGGATGAATTGCAGGCTCCAATATTCTGGTTCGACTCCGGCAAAGGGTCCATCTTTGGAGATCATTATATAGCGAATAAGCTTCTCAAGTACGCAACGAAGCTTTGATTCTTGTTCTGTCTTAATTGCGTCATAGAAATTGCGGACATCAGATTCCCCAGTCGCGTTAAGACCAGCTGGACTTCTTCCGAAAAGTAGGGATACAGGTATTCTAGTGACAGCTGACAAAGCAAGCATGAAGCGATCAATAAGATCGGCCACGCCACTGACGTTAGTAGTTTGCTTTTCGTAAGTTTCATCGCCATCCAAAAGCATAGTATTGGTTGTAGACTTGGACAAATTTAAAATATTCAATCTTTTCAATACGTTCTGGTCACCACATTGTGAAGCCATAATTGTGGTCAAATTAGGGATCTTCAAAACACCATTTACAAAGTCTTCCATCATAGTTGCAGTATGCGAAAAGGCCGTCGAGTAATTTCTTAATTCCTCGTAAATTGTTTGGATTAAAGGATCGCCCCAGCCCTGATTAAAATTTTGCCATCTTGGTGGGAGTACATTCCAATCCATCCTGAGTATACGAGAGTAATGAACGAAGAAAACTGCTCCTGTTCTGTTGTCGTTAACTGTATAGACGTTGGGGAATCCATAGTTCGGGGAGTTGAGATCTGATTCAAAAGTCCCATCTCGTGAGTAGCATTGATAACGGTCAAAAACTCTGAGCCACTGAACATCTCTAATTCCCTTTTCGTCTACTGGTTGATCTAATGGAAGGCCGTCAGCAATGCCCATAATGCAAACAGCACCGCCGAATAGCCTAGCCCACTTAATAAGGTTTCCCATTGCTTCATTGACTTTTAGCTCCTCTAGCTTTCCGACAATCTTCCCTTCTGCATCGCCTTCTAGTTCCCATCCTTGCCTTAGCATCTCTTGGGCGAATATATCAATAATAAGCCTTAGAACACCGTCAGAGCGATACATCTGATCAAGCTCGGAACGGTTGAATATCTGGCTAATCCTAAAGAATGCGCTCTGCTTTTTGTCCCTGCCACAGACTCCTAAGCCTGTCAGGACGTTCATCCATCCGTCTATACGGTTCTCGCCGACACCGTCACCATGTACTTGGCGAGTCTCTTCGAGTATACGTTTCGATGTCTGGACGTAGGTTTCTTCCATCACTTTTGGATCAATGAATCCGCTAGGTGCGGCATTGACACTTGCTTTGTTTTTATCCATACGTCCCCTACATTTTAATAAACGCTTCAAAATTGTAATTTGACTCTGTGTGCATTAAGAAAGCACCGCTAAGAGCATCCACTATGTCATCGTGCGCTGCCTCTGGGAAGTTCTCTAGCTCTCTAAAGAAGTCTTCATTCCAAGGAGCTCGCAGCACTCTAATGTTTCCTGCTTCGGCTTGGGCACTCACTGGTGAGGCTCTAGTTACCTTATCCTTAGTCGCTCTATAGGCTTTGACATTAAAACCCGAAAGCATTCTAATGAGTAGGTCAACTTCCGATACGCCTGCCTGACCTGGGTCTTGCTCAATTCCAACTTTACATAAAGTCCCATCTTGTGAAGCAGTATTTTTAATTGCATTCTGCACGTGTAATGGGCTTTCTTGCAATCTAACAACATCGCAAATGTAAAATACTCCTTGACTGTCTTTGGCTAACTTTAATCCAACTGTATAGTCTGGATCGTTGTTCTCCGTCTTCTTAGTCGCGGCTCTATCCCAATATCTAACAAAAGTCAGGTTCCTCGGCAATACATCAATAACATAGAAAAAAGATCTTTGAAAGAACATCCCAGCTGAGGGTCTTACATTCCAATTCCCCATGAGAAGCTGCTCGCGCTCGTAGCGAGACAGAGCCTTCAAAGAAGCCAAATAGGAAGGATCTCTTTCAAGTAATATCTTATTATCGAAAATAGTTGAAGCAACAAAACTAAAACTTTTAGGCAATCTAGTTGGGTCTTTTGAAACTAACTCTTCTTTACTAGCTGCCCAAATTACTTTATCGCTTTCAACTACAAACCATCGGACTACGCCTGATCTTTCTTGAATGGCATAGCCAGTATGCTCATCAATCCACCAGCCAATCATATGCCTAACCCATGAATCTGGGTCTGGGTTTGTAGTCGCTCGAATATAAGAGGGTACGCCCGATACGCTACGGTTTCGGCTGAACATGTACATGAATTGTTGCCAAGAGAAGTGAGTCAGCTCGTCGAAGCCGATCAAAGGAATTTGACTACCCTGCCAATTAAATCGATCATTATCATGCTCCATATGAGCGAATTGCACCTTGGCGCCAGAGGGAAATCTCCATTCAAGACTTGACTGCCTCGGATATCCTCCAGCGAGAGGGTATATTGTGAGAGAGGTGTCCCAAAGTCCACCTGGATTCCTGACCTGCGTAGAATTTCGTCGAAAAATAACGGCAGAGAATCCACTCTTCTCGACCCATCGTAGACACTCAAGAAGTAACGCGAAAGTCTTTCCGCCTCCTGCTGCACCGCCGTAGATGACGATGTTAGCACTATTCCTGAGAAAGTCTTCCTGTGGTCCTGCCTGTGGTCGTAGTTCAAATTCATCACTCATCCGCCTCACCTTCGCATTTCATTCCGTTATCAGGCAGATAGATCTTCACTCCTGATTGCACTTGCACATTCTGTTCTAGTACGGCCGTCTCCTTCCATCCAAGTCGTGTCTTGGCCAGAAATATAAGAGCGGATAAATTGGGTTTGACTGGAGGTGCAATAACCTCATTCGTGTCTGGATGGATAACTGCGTCTTTGCCGATTGCAATATTGTAGAGCCTCTGTGCGATCGTATTTTTTGCAGTTGCCCTTCCGCTAAGTAGCTCTTCGGGAAAGTATTTTGTGAGAGTTTTATTATCCATCCCCAAGATTGCAGCGATATCTTCGTTGGTAGCACCGTATGCAGCATATGAGTAGACGATTGTCGCATCTTTATCGGTCTTTTCATATTGCTTAGCGATGTGCTTCTTAGGTGGCTTATAGTCATTCCGCTTGATTGCTTCCTTCGGATCCACCAATTCTTTTGAACTCTCGCTCTTTTTTGACTTTGCGGATTCGCTTGACTTCTTCATTGATGTTCTCACAGTTCCACATTTGTTCAAGGGAATAATAGACTACAGAGTATCTGTAGCAGTCATCGCCTTCGGGTTTAATAATAGGGGTAACGCCGTGCAGGATTTGTGCGCCGTCGAAGATCACAACGTGATTGTCATCACACTTGAATTTCAGATCGAATTCAGGGCAGGCTAGGTGTCCCCCAGCTACTCCCCGTTTTAGCACAATCATATTGGACAGTACATTCTTAAAATTCCCAGCGTCATGGTGATACTTCAATGGATTGTTCTTATTGACGATTCCAGAAGTAAATGGAGTCCCTGGAAGCTTCCACTCATCTTTTACTTTTAAATTACAATGTTGGTAGTGGCGTTCCAGGGTTTCCGAAAAGTGGGTTTGGTATATTTTTATTAACTCCTGTGCAAACCCACAAATCACATGGTGCTGCTTGGGGAAATTCCTCGACATAGCAGTGGCGGAGCAAAAGTCTTTACGCATGGTGACTCGTGGAGAGAAGCCAAAGATTGCGCTACGAGTTTTAAGACCATTCGTTCTTGTCGTCTCCTCATAGTCAATAGTCTTCACAGCCCATCTCAAAGCCTGTGTAAGATTGGCTTCCATCTTGCAATAAAGAATTCGTGGACTACCATTCACGGTAACAAGGCAGTCGTAGTCCACTAGCTGAGAGCAATCGTCCTCTACAGCTGATCGCATCTTGAATTGCTTAAAATCAACCTTCTTTGGTTGGATCTCCAGAATCTTCATCTTCCTCGTCCTCTGAATTTATTAAGGTGTTAAGCATATCGCCCATCTCGCAATAAATACGACCTCTCAGTATCTTTGAGAGCATTTCTAGTTCTTCAGTATTATGATCAATATTATCTAAAGTAGCATCTAGATCATTCAAATTATCTATCGCTTCGGAGAGATGTACAATACAAGGCTCCTCTGCCATTAAAACATCAACTATTTCCCTTCCCATTACTCCCCCAAAATAGGTAAATCATTCAGCAATTTTTGCAGATTATCTGCACATTTTTGAAAACGTTTATGGTCTTGCATGAGAATTAAATGCCTGATCTCAACGATCATGTCATTTACTTGCCATAACTGGTGTCGCCAATCGTTAAAGGCTCGGCGTTCCGCTTTTGTGATTGCCAGATTCATCTTGTGAATCGCATCTCTGAATTTCTTCTCGTTCAGTTTCACTTAGCTCCCTCCATCCAACTACTTTTAGCTTTATTTTATCCAATTGGAAAAGGGGAATGTCTAGCAGCCACGCCCATCCAAAATTCGGATTAGGATCGTAGGTTGCCTTGCACTCAGTCCCACCTTCAATTCGGACTACATACAACTGGCCCTTTATCGGCTTCGGTATCTTTTTTCCATCGGTAGACTGGTTCCAGTTTTCTTCCATGCATCTTCTCCTTTTCTATCGCGTAGAATTCAAAGAAGTATTTAGCTACCAGCTTCTTTAAATCGTTTCCATAATAGGAAACGGCAGCACATTTATCTACGTGTATAGGCTTGTTTGACCTAAACAATCTCTCGTATATGACCATGAATTCAGTTACCATAACAAGACCTCGCATTGGGCTTCCTTGCATAGTAAACACCGTGCCAGCGTAGCCGTATTCCCCATCAAAGTTGACTTGGTATAACCCTCGGCCTCTATGATCTTCGCAAGCTGCCTTTGATCCATGACCTCCCTGTCTTAATGACAGATATGGTCCTCCGAGAGGGTGATTGATATAAATGCAGGAAATAATATCGTTGATGTTTTCAAGGCTGACACCATCCTCACATTTCCTTCTCACATACTCTACAACACCTTTCTCGTACTTCATTAATCTCCACTCACTTGGTGATTGATTCCTTGAAGCTTGGACACGATAGCCTCTTCCATTCCTGTCATTCTTTCTTGAAGTCCAAGGATTCTTGAGTCCATCATATTTAGGATTTTGTGAAGCTTGTCGGAGTTCTCAGCGATATGACTCAGTTTCTCCACGATCTTATCCATGTAGAAAAGCTCCATTGAGGTAGCATATGGCGTTGTACAGCCCTCTTCATGAAGTTTAATGAAGATTTGGCTTGCGTGTACTTTGTCTTCTGGTGTCATCATTTTATTTTGCTCCAATTTATTTTAACGTCTATTCTTCCATCTTTTTGAAGAGGCTCGACCAGCTTCGGCCACTTCCGGCAAAGCTTCCAAGTCTCGTGCATCTCAGTCTCAGCGTTGTACCAGCCACTCATTCCGCCAGCTTGGCTCTTCATGTCCGCAATGCCATAGTAATATTTACCGCTCTTGAGCGTCCCCTTATCTTTGAAGATAGCTTGAAAGCTGATGTCATAGTCCTCTCTGATTTTAAGGCGAAGGTCATAGTCGATATTTTGGCAATGTTGCAGATCGAACATGACACACTGCATGGCGATTTTGTCGCGCTGTACTTCCTTACTAGACCACGCAAATTGGCGTAGCTCAAGAGAATACATACTCGCTGGTCCATAAGACTGCAATTGGGTATAGGCTTTAAGTAGTACTCTCGCATCTGTTTGAGTAGTTTTTCCATCTTCCGCTTCTCCAAAACATTCAATATCGTCGTCCAGCATCCAGAATCGTTCGTATTTCATCTTCCGCATCTGACGCAAAATCCAATGGCGCGAGTAGGTAATTCCCTGATCGTTTTCAGGTAAAACCATGATCTGATGACCTGCATCGGCATAAAGAGCTTGCTCTTGGGGTTCGACGACAAAGCAGTAATGTAAACCTGCTTTACATAGTAATTTATCCGTCTTCGTCTTCCCTGCTCTCCCCTTCGATGGAATCATTATCGGCGTTTTCGAGTCCATGACTTACCTCGTAATAGTTGATCAGATGCATCAGTACTTCACTGTTGTCATTAAGATCAAGTTTCTTGGATATTTCATCCATAGTCTTTATAGTGTCTTCATATACATCTGAGGGCAATTGGAATACGATTTGCTTTATCGTATTGTCATTAAAATTCTTCTTGGACTCTTCCAGCTCATCATCATCAATATCAGGCTCAACGGCATCATCATCTCCCATTACTGGGGGAGGTTTAATAGATGGGTCGGCCTCTGGAGCTTTCCTTTCCAATAACTCAATCTCGGCTCCATATTTCAGAAGCTCATCGGGGGTGTATTGCTTGCGTAAGAGCTCAACATCCCATTTACCAAAGTCGATGTTGTCTCGGAGAATGAAGCGTCTAGCTTGCTCATCCTGAATCTGGTCAGCCCAAATGACCCATACGGATTCCATTCCAGCAGCACAGCAGGCACGATAACGCATGTTACCGCCCAGAATGATACCGTCTTTATTTACCACGATTGGACGGAGTTTAAGCATCCACGGTGCGTCTTTTACAGACTGGACTAGCTGCTCAAATTTCTGAGGAGTGATGGTTCTAGGGTTTGCAGGATTCTCGCAAATGCTAGAAACATTCTCCTTGACTATCTTGTAGACTGGTTCAATTGCCATAATTCCTCTTCCAATAGCTAATCAGGTTGAGCAGCACTTCTGGGTTTTCTTGGCATTCCATATGGGTTTTAATCCCATTCATAGCCTGAATAACTTTCTCGTAGAAATCGGCTGGGAAGTACACCACGATCTGTTTTATCTTATTGTTATCGTAGGCATCCTTCCTCTTGTCTAAGTCCGACTCATCAATCTCAGGTTGAATATCGCCTATGACTTCCATTCTTGGCGTTGAGACTTCCACTAGTTTCATCCCCACTTCCACCATCTCTCGATCTTGGTAGTGTTGTGAAAGCATCGGTTTATCCCAATCTCCGAAAGAAAGGTTGTCTTTAACAATGAATTCCTTCAATTGCTTTTCGCTTAGATCGTCTGCCTTGACTACATGAACTTCCTTCACTCCTGCCACTTGGCAAGCCTTTAGACGTTGGTTTCCGCCTTGAACTACCATATCCTTATCTACAACCAAAAAACGAATGGATAGCATGAAACCGTCCTTCTTGATCGAAGAAACAAGATTCATGAAATCCTCGTCTGTGATGACTCTAGGATTGGTTGGGTTGGGCTTCACTTGGGAGATCGGCACGAGGCATATCGGGTATGCTTCCTCCTTCTGCGATTCCTGCGTCAACGACTTCTTCTTTTTTGCCATCTTTCAAACTCTCTTGGTATTGTTTAGCTTGCATCAAATTGTAGTTCTTAGTCGTTCTAATCATATCATGAGACAGTTTCTCAAAACTCTTCGGACTCAATTGAACGCAAAAGACAGCCTGCTCGCCTTCCATAAACTTAATCTGGAAGTATCCCTCATCAGCATCCCAATGGATTTGAATACTCATTGGATGACTCTCATCGGTCTTTTTATCAAGCACTTCGCTTTGGTAGTGCTCCATGCACATTGGGTTCTCACCAGCTTTTATGCCAGTTCCGTTGCAGATACAGCATAGAGCTTTTTCCAGCTCCGCTCCTTCTAATGACTTTGTTTCTTCGCTCATTTTTTGGCTCCTTTTCTTGTTAAAACAATTTTAAAGTCAGCAGTGAATTCATCATCGGCATTCATAGAAGTTCCGCATGAGAATTCGACATTATCAGCATTGGCTAATATTGCGCTCTTCTTTGCGTTGTTCAGCATACCTTGAAGCCATTCATTGAACACTTCTTGCTTCTGTTGATCGGTGTATTTCATTTTTCCTCAACCATCTCAGGTGTTAATTCAATGACAAAGACATCCATAGCTTCTACCGCTTGGCTTTCAGTGTCATGGACTGACAATTGATAGGACTTCATTCCAATGCTGGCATAGAAATACCATTTGCCATCTTCTAGAATTTGACCAATCCAGAATGTATCTATTGCACTCAGTTTTATGTATTCTTTCTTCTTTAAAGTTTCAATATGTCCAGAGATAATTTCCATTTTTAAGCCTTGGTTACTATTTTAATTTCGACAGGGTAGAGATCTTCTACGATTTTTCGCTTGGCGATTGACATAGCCGTGTCTCGCCCTTTAGTATCGATAAACTCAACAGTACCATCAGCCAAAAACACCTGAAAATCACATACATACTTAACGCCACCGCCAATGTCAAACGGCACTTGGCACAGAAAGAAAACCACTTCTCCGCTCGCTTGCCGAATTTTAAGCGTATCGTAATATCGACGTTCGAGTCTTGAAGGGAATTTTTTCTGGTCGCGCTCACAGCTCATCGCTCCGAATTTATGTTTGGTGACTTTGCGCTTACGCAAGGCGTTCACATCATCAAGGCTTATTGGCATCCATCACCTGCTTTTTTTTGACAAAATCACGGTAAGTTCGAGCGTAGCAAGCTTGGCATAAACCTTTAGAATAATGCTTTTTTTTCTTGGTTTTGCAGCATTGGCATTCATCGAATTTCGATGACCATCCACCTTTTCTGCGACACTGGATCGTAATTTCCATAATTTTTTCTTCGTCTTTGCTCATACCTGCATCGTAATGGAAAAAAAAGATATATTGCAATACTTTTTCTCTTTGCATAAAAGATTGAATCGGTTAATATTTGCTTATTCAAAGAAACCAATCAAGCTAAGGAGCTTAAGAATGAGAAAGTCAGGACAACACCCAATCACAGCGATCGACATAGATACGCTAGAAGTTATCAAAGCAGAGGCCGTGATCTTGACAAGAGATTCGAGCATTGAAACGTTAAAGACAACGATCATGGCTCACGTTGGATTTTGGTTCGATATGGATCAGGTAGCAGCTCTTAAAATGGAAGAGGATCCAGCAGAATTGGAATCGAGAGTTGTTGCTCACATCATTTTTAAAGATGGCCAACAGATTGCTGTTGGCATCAATGAGTCAGAAGAGAATTAAATCGAAGGGGAGTTGTAGCTCCCCTGTCTAAAACACCAATAAACTTATAGGATACAGTATGTCAAATTTTCTAAGTGAAGTCCAGTTAATGAAGAACGCTCCAAGCGTTTTCGCAACTGGTGGGTCGCAACATGTGAGTTCAAAATACGGATTCATCCCTACGATCGAAGTTGTACGAGGATTGCGTTCATCTGGTTTTCACCCAGTGATGGCAAGCCAGTCAAGAACACGGATTGATGGCCGTGAAAGTTTCGTTAAACACGTCATGCGCTTCCGTCATGAGACTGCCGTTGAGAAAGGTGGCGTTCTACCTGAGATTGTTTTGGTCAACAGCCATGACGGAACTACGAGCTACCAATTAAGAGCTGGCGTCTACCGCCTTGTTTGCAGCAATGGAATGATCGTAGGTGACGAGATGTTCTGCCGTAGAGTCAAACATCAGGGTGACGTGGTAGAGCGAGTTGTTGAGGCTGCAAATGACCTTATCGAGATTGTTCCGATCAGCGTCGAGAAAGCAAAAGAATGGCAGAGCATCGAATTGAACCCAGCTCAAAAGGTTGTATTCGCTCAGACTGCGCTAGGCTTGAAATGGGACGGCGAGGAGACGTTAATTACACCTAACCAAGCCTTGGAGCCACGCCGTTCAGCTGACTCAAAGAATGACCTCTGGACAACGTTTAACGTCCTTCAGGAAAATATCATCCGTGGTGGCGTGAGATACAGAACTGAGGCAGGCTCAAGAATGAGAACTAGACCAGTGAATTCTGTCGGCGAAAATGTTAGACTAAACACCGCCTTATGGACGCTAACTGAAAAGATGGCTGAATTGGCAGGAAGATAACACAATGAACCCAGTGGGAAATTTCCCACTGGTTCCCATATGCACATTCGGCAATTAAATGTTGTGTTGAACAAATAGGGTATTTGTTCAACACGGCCAAATGACTAGGATTCAAAGACTTAGTCGCGGGGAAAATTAACCGCTAACTTTCCTCGTGATAAAAAAGGGAGTTTGAAATGGACGATAGCGAATACCAATACATTCTGAGCAAAATCAAAGAGATGGGTAGCAGTGGCCTTTTAAATTTGATCAAAGAAATAATCAAAGAATTAGAAGAGAGGAATAATTACTAATGGATGAGCCAAATGGATTCGACAGATACCTAGTCAAAACAAAATGGGGTGGAATTTACCTCATTGGAAATCCCATGACCAAAAAAGGGATCAATTATTACGACTCAATCTTCTATGATTGCTGCTCGTTAAAAGATGAAGATATAGAGGAGTGGGTAGGAGTGGACGATACAAGCTTTAATCAAAGGGAAAGGCTGATTAGACAGTCTTGCAAAATGGTGATCGAGTTCTTTAAAGAGACACGCCAAATGAAGATGGAATGCGTCACGCCCGAATACATTGACAATTGGATATCCAAGCAACTGGAGCAACGCTATGAAGATCAGGACGGAGAATAGCAGCTCAGGCAATAGGTACATCACCGTGAAAGGATATTGGATATTCAAGAAGTATTTCAATTACAACACAGGTAAATGGGATAGTAAGTTTAAATACGAAAAAAACAAAATAGATTATGTTATAGATCGAAGGAGATCAGATGATTCATTATTACAACAAAGAAACTCACGTTGAGTTATTAACGGATCACCCGAATATTATCCGTGAAAACAAGGTTCATGTCTTGCCAGTTATTATTCAGAATTTCGCTGAGATTAATATTTACCTTACCGAAAGGCAAACCGTGATCATCGAAAGTCCACATCAGCCGATCAGATATGGTCGTCATTGTGGTAGCAGAATCCATTTGGGAGCTGCATACGACAAAGTAGACTACAATCCGAAGCTTATCTGGAATGGTAAAGAATGGTTTGTCCAAACTCACGGTACGTTGCTTTTTGCTGAGATGGAGCTGAATAGCAACTACGAGACTGAGCATAGACTAGAAAAGCTGGAGAATAGATAATGCAGCCAGTAACGCCAGCCGAGAAGGTTAGAGCCTTTGAAAGAATCAGAGGTTGCGCTAACAGCTTGCTTCATGACCAAGCAATCACGTATGGTGAATTCAAAATCTTAATAGATCGGGCAGTCACTTTATATGGTGATTGCCTTTATAAAAAGGAGCCAGAATGTCATACGAGCGATCCCCAGAATGGGGTACAGTCAACTTAGGTGTTGACGTACTCCAAGGCCACGGCGAGCAAAATCAGCCAGGCAAAGCCGACTACGATAAGAATCACCCCAGCTATCCAAAGCAAAAGCAGCAATATAACCCTGGACGAAATCAGGAGCTTAATTTGCCTCCCGATATTTTTCCCATGAATCACAATATGACTCGTACAAATCCTAACGCCCCAGAAGGCAAAGCAGTTCCAATGGCCAATATCCATGAAAGAATCAAAGAATTGCTCGGTGAAGGCGTTCCACGGCGCGAGGCAATAGCAAAGGCAAAGGCTGAGGCAGGGAAGCAAGATCGCGGCGACATTGGGACTATTACCCCTAAAGATGTCTATCGCTACAAGTTTCAGGCAGAGACACCAGCAAAGAAAATCTCACCTTTCAGTGAGCAAGTACAGGGATACCCATTCATATGATGCACGCTGCAATTTTATTGGGAGTTGGCTTCGGCTTGGGTCTTTTGACTTGGGGATTTTATAAGATCTGGAAGAATGCAAAATGAGTGAGAATCGCTATACCCATAAAACAATTCGGGGTAAAAAGCAGCCTCTCCATAGGCATATAATGGAAGATCATCTCGGCAGGGAGCTTGAGTCCAATGAACATGTCTATCATTTGGACGGCGACCCTTCAAATAATAAGCTGGAAAATCTGGCAGTAATCACAAAGAAGTATAGAAAGAAAAAAGGGTAGTGACGTTTTGTCCCTACCCTCTGAATTATCCAACGATAGCCCAGCTCACTGTGCTTGTATCTGTCGCATCAGCTGATACTGGAGTAAAGCCTACGCCTGTATCAATTGTGGTCAAGATGGCTTGAGCGACTGTCACAGTACCTAAAGCTGAGATCGTGTAAACGATGATCGAGCCTGTTACCGCTGCTGCCGTCAAGATTTTAGCATGTGTTCCTGAAGCAAAAGTGAATGTCCCTTTACGAGTACCAGCAGTTAAAACAACACCGCCGTTCGCTGGGAAGGTTAAAACATCAGCGTCAGACAATACAGTCAAAGAGCCTTGCAGCAATTTGCCTGTAGTGCTGTCATAACGTGCTAGCGTGTTGTCTGTTACTGATGCTGGTCCTTGAACTACGTTAGCTGTCAAAATACCGCTGTCCTCAAGCAATTTGCCTGTGGTTCCGTTAAATGCAGCTAGACGATGAGTTACTGAGGACGCTGGTCCAACAACATCTCCCATCGCTGATCCGTTACCCCAAGCAACGCCTAATGGATCGCTTGGATCTGCAAATAAAGCTTGGTTGGCTGCGCCTGGAGCTAATGGCTCTGGTGCGCTGCCTCCGCCTCGTGCTACGAATAAAGTTCCCTTCTCGTAGACATAGTTTGAATCTGTCATAAAAACCCCCTGTTAATACATTGTTCCCTTAGCAAATTGCTTCGGTTGAAAATTATCCTTCCCGATTTTCCCAACCCCTCTACCGACATTCTCATTCGAATCGTGATTCTTTCTGTCGGATTGCCTCTTGAAAAACTCAGGGTTTTGATGCTTGATCGAAGCTTGCTTAGTCCTTGCTTGCTCCGCTGGTCCACCTGCGCGAGAGCCTACAAAGATGTTATTTTTTCCTGGATTTGCCATCCGCTTTTCCTGACGCTGGTCGCTCGGAATTATGTTCTTTGTCATTCTTGCCCCCTGCTGGCTTTTTATCTTTGTTTGGAGTAGCGACATCTTTCTTGTCCTGAGCTACTTTCTTGACTGCTTTTTTTAATTCTTTTTTAGGGATTGATCCCTTACCTTTCGGCTCTTTTAGTGTTCTTTCTTTCATTTCTTACCCCTTACGCCGTAGCGATCGTATTTTGATTCTTTTCTTCTTTGTTGGTTATACGATTGTCCGCTTTCGCTTGCAGCTATAGCCTCAGCCTGTTTTGGGCTGTTGACTTGTTGACCGTTAGACGACTTCAGCTTGCCAGTTCCGTACTCCGACATCACTTTCTTGAATTTCGGTGTAGCAATCAAGTCTTTTCTTTTTTCGTTCATGCTCATACCGCTACAGGAATTCATTCCCTTACATGAGTTCATCGCATTACACGCCATCTTTCTTCTCCTCCATTTCGCCGTCTGGTTTTTGAGTTAAAGCCTGAAGCAAAAACCCACAACGGCCAGCATGGTTAAATTTGATTAATGGGTCTACCCATATATCTAAGCCAGCTTCTCTAGCTCTTCGGCAGAATGTGTAGTCCTCACCCCAGAATTCGCCTTCCCATACGCCAGCTTCAAAGAAGCAATAGCCATCGGCGTGCTTCAATTGATCGTTCTTTGGTTGGAAGTAAAGCTCAGGAAATTTAGTCTTCATCTTTTCGAGGGCTGAACGCTGCATTAGCATGAAGCCTGCTGGAATGTATTCCATTTTCAGGAGATGACCCTCTGTTTGGATCGAGCCATTTTCATTTAAGAACGGCCTGAACGTGAAGGAATTCTCTCCCCTAGAAGGATAGACACCTGCGACAATTTCCTTGCCTGCGAGCAGCATTTTAACTACTTGGCTTGATTCCCACCCAAGATCGCTATCGACGCAAAGAATGTGAGTGCAATCCGAATCCATGAAAGCCTTTAGAATCCTGTTCCTTTCGGCTATCAGCAATGAGCCTGATGTGGTCAGATTATAACACACAGAAACGCTGTTATTTAATAAGAGATTGGTTGTTTCAGAAAGCGACAATGCGAAAGGGACGTGTACTGTTCCGCTATAGCAAGGGCTTGCTATCATTACTTTATGCATGGTTAAGCTGCCTTTATGTAAAGTGATCTATTGAAATTTAAAGGTGGTTCTACTGTGATTGCCGCTCCTGCATCTGTTGGGAGCTGGAACTGTGTCCCTGTAGCATAAGGATAATTATCGGGAGCATACTGAATAGCTCCTCCTGCTCCTACTGAAACGACATTACCTGCATGAGCCAGTCCGACAATTGAGGATGTCGAGTTGGTTGTTGCAGCTGTGAAAGTTTGAGCGTTCGTGGAAGTCCAGATTGCACCTGACTGGGTAGCTGCATAGTAAATACCATTGGTCGCTGTCACGGCAGTTAAGCCTGTCAAACTAAAAATAGTATTTAGCGTCCAAGTGGTCGCATCGGTTGAGCTTAATGAGGTTCCTATACCTCCCACTGCCAAATAACGGCCTACTCCTGATTCGTAGGTTATGCCTGTATAGTTCGTTGTTGTACCGCTCACTCTTGATGTGTAGGTCACGCCGTCAGTGGTTGTGAATATGTTTCCTCCTGATCCTGCTAGAGCAAAAATCCCATTTCCAAATGTATTTGAGATAAGATTTGCAGTTGTTCCAGAGGTTTGGCTAGTCCAAGTAAAACCATCGGTTGAAGTCGATACTCCCCCTACGTTTCCTGAAGCCAAATAGATTGTTCCATTCCATGCTAGAGCTGTGAGCGTCTGAACGGTAATGCCGATATTTCTTGCAGTCCAAGTGATACCATCGGTCGAGGTGGCCATTGCGTTATCAGCTAAAGCCCAGAATAAAGATCCGTCCCAAACAAGGCCAGTGATGTTCGCTGATAGGTTGCTCGTTCTGGCATTCCAAGTGGTCGCATCGGTTGAGGTAGATATTCCTCCTCCGTTCGCTCCAAACATATAAAGACTGTTTGCAAATATCATTGCATTTATCGTGCTAGATGTGCCAGAGGTGCGATTTGTCCAAGTCGTCGCGTCAGTCGAGCTGGCTATTCTGCCTCCACCTGCTCCGTAGACGTATACTGTACCAAAAGCAAAACTCTGGATAGTGCTAGTGGTATTACTGGTCTTCGCAGCCCATGTTATAGCGTCAGTTGAAGTTGAAAGTCCTCCCCCAGTGCATCCTAGAAGGTACAAAGAGTTTACATAAGCTAAAGCCGTGATCGTCGAAGTTGTTCCGCTGGTCTGAGTCGCCCAGACATTACCGTCAGTCGAAGTTTTTAATACACCTCCGACCCCTGCTGCTACGAATTGAGTACCGTAGGCCAGTGATGCAAATGAAGATGTCGTTCCTCCGCTTTTCCTCGCCCATGTAATAGCGTCAGTCGATGTGGCTATAAATCCTTGGGTAGCTGCGATCATGTAAAGGCTATTGCCAAATGTGATTGCTGAAGCTCCACTCATTGAATCAAAGAACGCTCCATTCTGTCCGCTCCATTGACTCCCATCAGTTGAAGTGACCAAAACATTAGAGCCTGCGATAGCTACGAATTTGGTTGTATGGATCAAGCTATTTGGGTTTAACCCTATGGATGGTAGTCGAGAGTTGAAGGTGATACCATCTGTTGATGTGACTACGCAATTTGATGACCCAGTAGCTACGAATTTATCTCCGTAAGTGATACCGAATAGGCCGTTTTGAACTGGTGAATTTGCCCTTGTCCACGTCTTTGCATTCGTTGAAGTCATTATCAACCCAGAGGCTCCAACGGCAACATAAATTGATCCGTTTCCAGCTACAGCACTCAAGCTTGAAGTTGTATTGGACAAAGCGTTAGTAAAGAATTGGCCTGGGGGATTGATTAACCCTACAGCTGCGAAAAGATTGGGATAGGTGGCTTGAGCTAATACTTGACCACTGCATTTCAGCCAGCCAGCCGACAAGAGAGCTGCGTCTCCTCCTGCATTGGCAAAATACTGAAGCTGTCCAATTGGTGCGCTTGCGCCTGCCAGTTGGTAAGAAGGATTCTCATTATAAGCCATTTTTCACCCTTACTTTATAAAGAATTGTGTGCCATTCCAATACAGGTCAACCGCTCCGCCGTTATTGCTAATGACAAAAGTTGCTGCTCCATCGATATTGACACCGTTGCCCGAAATCGTGATGTTATTCGTCCCTGCTGCGAGGGATTCATCTTTGATAGACCATGTCTGCCCGATAGCCATATTAGCGTTCGGCATTGTGATTGTACGAGCTGAGGCCGTAGATGACACGCCGACAATCGAATCCGTGATTAAGACTTGGTAGCTAATTGGAGTTTGAGTGTATGCGCTGACAGTTGGGGAGGCCACAGGGATAATTATTCCGCCCGATCTTGAGACTGTCAAATCCTTGGTCATGTAGAAAAGGTCGAACAAGGCCAAAGGTAAAGCTCCTGACGATCTTGCGAAAGCTACAGTAGCAGACATAGCAGCTGATGGAACGTTCGCCGTTGCAATCGTCCCTGCGAGAACTCCATCAATGTAGAATGAGACTGAGGTTCCAGCTGCGTTTATTGAGATCGTATAGCTGTGATAGCCAGTAGTCGCGGCAATCGAGGTATTTGTTGTTGTGGTTCCTACGCCTGACTTTGTGCATTTGATCTGCCAGTTGCCTGAGTTTACGTTATCGGCGTACTGGAAGCTGATTCCATTGCCAGTAAAGCCAGCGGACTGACCAAATCCAATATTGATTGTGTATCGGTTTGCCACCGCCGACAAAGTGACCAGATTCAAAACAAAAGTTGCTGATATTGCGCCTGAAGCTGGCTGGACTGAGTTTGAGTTATTGAAGTTGTCCAAGGCGATCGAGGCAAAAGCTCCGTTGGTAGGAGTCAATAAGCCTGGGTTGGCTGCCGTTCCGTTTACTGCACTCCACTGACCGCCGAAGGTATCCCAGTTTAACTGACCATAGATCGTTGGAGATAGGTCTTGCGCCACTCCATTGTACGAGCAAATGAAGTCATCGACCAGCGTCAGCAATTTGCCTGGGTTAAAGTTTACTGCATTGGGAGTATTCGTGATGTCTTGCCATTCTACGCCGAGAGGCTGCGCGCTATTCGCTACTAAAGACTGGCCGTTGGCTCCAACTGGTATTCTCGCTGGAACTGTTGAGAAGCCATAAATGTCACCTTTAGTCGTCAAAGGTGCTATCTGAGCAATGGTGAATCCGCCATCCTTGATAATCTTCCCTGTCACACCGTTGAAAACAGCTATGTGATTATTGACCGATGATCCTGGTCCTGTAACGTTCCCACTACCTCCTCCTCCTGCATCAGAACTGAGGTCGAGTTTATTTGTGAGAGGGTTATATCTGAATTTTGGTCCTGCCATTTTGTCCTCTACGTAAAGTAAGTGTCTCTTAGAGTCCAGACGTATGTAAATCCTGGGCCGTCAACTGGAAGCTGCTTGTAGTTCAAGAAGCCATTGACGTCATATTCAAGCTTGATGATATACCAAATAGGAGCGTCAACATCCGCTCTTGGCTGCATGGACATACCGACATAGAGAATATTGCCGTCATCATCATTCTCCATTCGTGTTTCGTATAGATCGTCTACGTCCAAGACTTCGGACAAAGCTAGGAGATTCGTCCACATGTTAGGCACATTAGGCAGTGACATTTATAACTCCTTTAGTTTTGAATTAATATTTAACACTTGAATGAATTACTATCCATGATTAACCTTCTCGATATTCCGTTCCAGTTCCCTGAACAGGCAGCAAATTCTCACCCTGTCGCTGGAATTCATTTTTGTCCAGCACCTTCTTATTGCAAGAGCTGCTTGAATGAAATGGAATAGGCTCAGAAATTTTGGCTTCATCGAACGCCTCCTCTAGTCTGATTGATCCTATCTCAACGTTGTGCTCATCCATAAAAACTGTCAACTCCTCAAAATGGTACTTTAGAATCATCAAATGGAGGCATATCAGGCATGTCCGTAAAGGATTGCTGATATTCTGGCCTCTGCACAAAAGGCACGCTGCTCTTAGCAGGTGGCTGGTGTGGGTAAGGCGGTTGCGTATCTTTCCGATAATTCGGGTTAGGTTGCTGCTGCACCTGAGCAACCGTCTGCCCTTGATTATTTGTGTTAAATACGCTAGGCTGTTGCCCTTTTAGCCATTCATTGTAGGAATGGATGATGAACTTGACGAGGGAGTCATAATCTGAACGCATCTCTGGCATCCATGATTCGTCATACTCTTCGCCTGGCATTCTGTCTGGCATTTTGTAACTAGCAATATTAGGAAAAACGCCAGTGCCATCTTTACGAGCCACGATTTTGTAGCGGACAAGTGAAATTGGGTCTCCATGAATCCTCACGCTTATGACCCCCAAATGTTTCTCGTTGGGAGTCGGGATAAAGTCTACGAATTGATACTTGGCCATGCACTTTCCTCTGTTTGTGGTCTAGGGCTTTTATAGCTTCCGTTCTTCACCATAACGGAAGCTACGAACGTTCGCAAAATGTTTTTTACTTCTTTTGGCTTTCTACAACGCGATTGAGGTACTCAAGATAAGCCACAATGTTTTTCTTAAACTCAGGCTGATCGACCGAGAATATGGTCACCTTCATTCCGCATAGGAATTCGATGTATTTATTGCCTACAACGATATTGGTCATGCCCATCTTTTTTCCATCTAAGTGATTAAGGCTCTTAAGGTAAGCTAGGTTGCTCTCTTCCTTTTCTTCGACAGTAGGGTTGTCAGACCATTCATCAGCTCTCTTGAGAGTAGTCATAATTCCGACCTCGTCAGATGGGCGAGTTTTCCATCTAAGGCAGCGTTCGACGGCAACGTCAATTTCAGCAACCGAGTACTCATTCAGGATTTTAACGGCCAGCGTTGAGGGTATTTCTAATTTTGTGAGAGAAGAAAAAACAACAACCGCCTCTGGCGCCGAACATTGTCTTTTTAAAGATTCATCTAGAGATTCTTTAATTATACCGCCATTTTTGGCGGTATCATAGGAACCGCCATTTTTGTCGGGTTCTAAGGAACCGTCATTTTTGGCGGGATCGGGAGCCGACTCTTCTGGCGGTATCGTCTCTTCGGCTGGAGGCGTAGAAGGCAAAGGTGGCTTGACAAGGGCAAAGGCATCATTGAAGTAGATTTTTCGTTTCTTTGTCCAAGAGAAAGCTCCGTCTTGCCCTTTTACTGGCACGTTGGCGGTGACTCTTTTAATGAAGCCAGCGGATTCTAGCTCAGTATGCCAACGCTCAATGGTGCGCTTGGAAACCCCCTTCATTTCGGCAAGCTGATCATCAGTAGCCCACATGTAGCCAGTCTTTTTGGCAAAGGCGACTATTTGACCATAGTATAGCTTGCAGGAATCAGAGATATTTGTGTCGGCTTGGACATGATATGGAATAACGGCGAGATACGGAAAATCTAAATTGTTTTCGGACATTTTGGACTCCTTGTGGGTTTAGCGAGCGAATTGCATCTCCACATAAGAATCCAAAATAATAATTCACAGTTGCCCTAAAGTGGACTTTGTGATAATCTTCTTGCACCGTTCAAAGTGAAAGAATCCTCTTTGCGATAAATAGCGTAAGAGGTATTATTGGAGTCGAATGTGGTGGCAATCCAATTCGCTCTATCGCCTCCAGTGCTAATTACACTGGGGGCATCGTCTTTTAAAGAGGCTAACAGAAAAGAAGACAGAAAGCTATAAAAAAGCATCTCACACGATGCTCTGAACAGGCTGGCGTCTTCTGCTCTGAATCTAATCATTAAATAATAATCCTGACTATTTCCGAGCTCCAAACATGTCGAACTGTTTCGGAGCTGGAAAGGCTTTCTGCAGGGCTTCGCGAATAAGCTCGTTAGCTTCGATCAAATGACCCTCTTGTACTGACCTTTGTAACGCTTGATTTTTAATAAAGTCAAGATGATCTTTTTCCATCACTAAGCATATTGACTGAGGTTGTTTTATTTTTGACCGAGTGTTTTTCTTGGCAGGGGCTTGCCTATCTATCTTCGGCCTCCCCTGCGCTTTCTTGCTCCACTTGCAATTCAACTTGCAGAATTCTATGTCCTCATCGACAAGCGACAGACCGTTGCAGTCGTCGGGCATCGGTCCCATATCCGCTAGGAATTGGGAAAAGTTGTTGCTCCATTCCCTGCATATTGTAATTCCTCTGCCTCCGTACCGCTTGTAGTATGGGACGTTGGTGTTGCTCACGCAATCCTTCATCCTCCTCCACGCTTTGTACTCTCTCGTGTGCGACATTTTGTGACTCGTCATCCTGCTTCTCCAAATTAAATTTCAGTTGGGGATCATAGACAGGGAAAGCGGATTCGGCCTGTTCCCTCATGATTGTCCCGATTGGCCTGCCTGTTTTTTGAGCTTCTTCTTTCAAGGCAAGGTAGTTCCTAATAGGCAACTCGAAAGTCACCGTAATTCTATTGTGCGTTTCTACCAAATAAGGCATCGGCGATTGCTGATTATTGTCAGGATTCAGGGGATGGGTATCCGTGTGCGCCTTGCAATGGCACTTCTTGCAGAGCCAAGTCACTGCCATTGGCTTACCATAGTCGATATGATGGGCTTCCATCTTCCCTTCAGATTGGCACAATTCGCAGGCTTTCGGTCTGATCAGTTGACCTCGTTCGATTGCTTTCGATGTGATACGCCGTACATATCTTCTTTTTTTGAAGTTGATCAGCTCAACCTCAGACACGGTAAACTCGTGGACAGTCATATAGCCTCCAAAGGCATGGGATGCCATTATATATAATCACAATCTTAATCTTAAATATTAGATAATAAGATTATTTTCGATTGTGGAAATGTTCACAAAGCACAGGTTCGCCCCACATATTCATACACTGGAGCTACCTGTCCCTCTGTGAGATCATAGATGCGCCTCGCGTAAAGCGGACATATCGGAATCCCTCTTTTGACCTTCCAAATGACAGGTCTTGAACATCCGATCAGTTCCGCAAAGCGAGTAGTTTTCATGTTTCTTTTTCGGAGCCAACGCTCCAGATCAGAATCTTTATAATCTTCCGCC